AAAAAAAAATTAAAAAAAATAAAAAATTTAAGACATATAATTTTTTGCCTTATAAATTTGGAATTGTTCCAGATTTTACTTACCTTTGTAAAAATATAAAACATGAAAGGCGTTATATATAAGGTAAGAAACACAGTAAATAATAAAATTTACATAGGTCAGACTATAGACTTTAAATCAAGAAAAGCAAGCCATCTACGAGCAGCTTTTAACCCTAATTCTGCCCATTATAACTCCCACTTTATGAGGGCTATAAGAAAATATGGAGAGCAAATGTTTGATTGGGTTGTAATCCATACTGTAGAGAGTGAAAATAAAAAAGCTTTAAAGAAAGAATTAGATAAATGGGAAATATACTATATAGGGTTATTCAATTCTTATAATAATGGGTACAATATGACTTTAGGTGGAGAGGGAAGTTTGGGTAGAGAGCAACCTGCTAACAAGTCAAAAGCTGTTATAAGATACTCTTATATAGATGGAGTTTTAAAGAAGGAAGAATGGCCAAGTATTAAAGAGGCTTCTTTAGCAACAGGCCTATCATATAAATCTATATACAGAGATTGTACAAGGGAAAATAAATTCAGAGGAAGTTACTTATGGCAGTATAAGTGATTTTTTTATACAAAAAATTTGGAATTGTCATTTTTTTTTACTATATTTGCCCCTGTTAAGCCCAGGTCCAAGCTGGATACTTAACTGAGTGGAAAGTAAAAAGAGCTTTCTTAACACAAGAGATCCTATTGATTTATTCAGGGTGGCACACCAACTTGGATGTGAAAAGGTTGAGGATGAAGTGCCCTTAGGGATAACCAGGAGTGAGAACTAATAATATATAAACGCCCCTGTAATAATAGGTAGGATTGAGGTAGATTATAAGAGTAATCGAAGGTCTACTTAGACAGGGTAACATCTGGACCAGGACTCCTTATGTTTGAAAGTGAAATAAATATAATGAACTTTAAGTAGCTTGTATTCTAAAAAACTTGTACTCTAAAGATTTATTATATAATGGGGAGATTATGGGTAGAAGAGAAAGGATTGCTTTCCTAAAAAAGGAAATTATCAAGGAGCAAATGGCTCTTAAAAGAGAGAATAACAAAGCCATAAAGGAAAAAGCTATAGAGTTTCAAAAAGCCTTGAGAGATAAGGCAACTGCAGCTGAAAGAAAGTTAGCTATGGCTTTAGCTAAAAGTCCGCTTGCTGATAAGTATGAATTCCAGCATATCATCTATATAAAAGCAAAATCTAAATATGGAGGTAAACGTATAGATAGATTCTATATAGCAGATTTCTGTTTCCCGGATTCTAAAATAATAATAGAGGTAGATGGTGGGTATCATTATACTTCGGAACAGAGTATAAAGGATAAGGAGAGAACAAGAATTCTTGAGAATCGTGGATATACAGTATTGAGAATAAGTAATCAAAGAATATTATCAGCTAATAACTTTGATTCCCTTATATTGGATTTACTAAATAAAACGAAACATGAAGATATATATAAAAAGAAGTAGCTATAAGCTTACCTTCAAAAATAAAGGTAAGAGATATACTGTAATCTGTCCCATTGCATCTCGGTTCGAAAATGGGAAATTGCAAGCTTTTAGTTTTATGACTGAATTCAAAGGTAAATGAATACATGGGTTAAAATAAGAAGATGGACATGGGAATTGCCACAAAGTTTACTTGGGGCAATTCTCTTGCCATTTTATGAGAAAACAAGGTTGAAAACCTTCGAATATATGGACCAACAAGTCTATATATACGATAAATTCCCGGGAGGTATTTCTCTGGGTTATTATGTACTGATAGACTATAATAGGTACGATTGGGAGAATAAAACTATTCGTATAAGTCTGAAAAACTCTGTAAAGCATGAGGGAGGCCATGGTGTACAGTCCAAGTGGACTGGTCCACTGTACTTACCTATAGTGGGAGTGCTCAGTGGCACTCATAATCTTATATGTAGGTGGAAAAGAGCAAGAGGAATTGCTTATAATTATTATAAGTTTTTCATAGAAAAATCTGCAGATAAATTAGGTGGAGTTAAAAGATAACAAATGGGATACTATGATAAAAGAGACATAATTTACAAGATTGGCACGGCTAAGTTTAGAAAATTATGTTTGTTAGGAATGACTGCTTCTCAGAAAATCAAAGCAGTAGATAAGGCCCTTAAGGAGAAGGGGATTTCAACAGAGGGATGGGGACCTGAATATTATCAGGAGGCTATCAAAACTATAATAACATCCAATGATGAAGTGGAAGAAGCTAAGCTTAAGGGAGAAATCTCAACTAATGAATCTATATCTCAAGGGTGGAATACTATCCCTGAGACAGATGAAGGAGCATTACAATAGGTTTGAAGACGGAGGTGAGGTGGATAATGTCCATTCCACACCAGAACAAGCCTGGATGGTGAATTGGATAAACAACAGGCAAGAGGTCCTAAAGGAGAATATCAGAGATACTAAGGATTTCCCAGCTTTATACTCTGATAAGAGACTGAGTAGGGAAGCTTTTGAAGAAGCTCAGAAACAATCTCGCAGGGTACTGTCAGTAAAACAATATAACTATGGTAGAGGACCTCAGTTTCCTACAGTTCCAGATGACCTATACAAGAAGGCCAGAAACAATGTTGTAATGTCTACTGGCACTTATATACCTGTAGATCATAGTATTATCTATAATAGATACAATAACCCAGGTAGGACTACTCAGGTCCATGAACTGACCCATTCTATGGGGGCTAATCCACAATTGGATATGCTTCTCCATGATAAGAATCTGCCTCATAAAAATCTCAGGGAAGGAATTGAAAAGAGCTCTTACCTGGATTCTTATCAGGAAGTATACCCAAGGCTGATGGAACTAAGAAGATTCCTGAATCTTGACCCAAAAAAGAGGGATTATACTCCAAAGGACTTAGAAGAAATGAGGAAGAAGGTGGGTAACACCAACCTTTTAGACAGATATTCAGATAAATATTTGTTAAACTTGCTCAATAACATTGCCTCTAATAAGGCCACTATAGAGACTGATGGAAGAAAATTAGCTGCTTATGGTGGTCCTTTAAGAGATGAATATGATAATCCTGACCAATACTATGACTACAAGACTGCTGAAGAAGTAGGAAATATGTATGATCCAGGAACCCAACATTGGGCTTCGAGAGACCCGAGAACTGGTATGATTCTTAAAAATTCTAAGCATCCTACTTTCGGTATGGCTATAAGAGAAGACCAATCTTCAGGGTATGCTCCTTTTATAGACTCTTCTACAGGGAGATATTATACTCTCAGACCGGAGGAGTATGCTACAGCTCCTAATAAGATCACTTTAAGAAGAGTTAATTTGTTTCAAAATGGTGGATATAAAAGCCCAGAAATAACCCCATCTTATAGTGATTTTCCTTTAGAAAATTATGTAGAATCACTTGAAGCTCAAAAGGAGAGAGTTGTTAAAAGAGATATAGTTCGAAGATTAAAACAAGAGGAAAATCATAAAAATGACCCTAAAGGTGGCTATGATTCAAATACTGAGAGGTGGTACCCCCATGATAGTTATGAAGGAGGAGAAAAGACTATAGGGTATGGTTTTAAACTAAATAAGGGAAAAAATGACCCTCTACAGAATCTTGTTGAAAGTCAGAAATATCTCACAGATGCTCAGGTAGAAAAGGCTACAGATAGTTTAGCCCTTTTATATCTACAGAGAGCAAGAAAGGTTTATGATAAAAAGTTTTCAAAAGGGGCCTTTGATAGTTTAGGAGTTAAGACTCAATCTATATTAGGGGATATACAGTATAATCCAGGATTATCTAAATTTCCAAAACTTATGGAAGCAGCACATTCCAAGAATATGAATGCTTTTAAGAGAAATTATAAACGATATTCAGATGGGAAAGAGTTAGGTAGGAATAAGGGAATAGCAAAAGATATAGATTCTATTGAATTAGGAATATACAAACTACATGATTTTCAATAGTTTATAACTTTTACTTAAAAATAATTGCCAAAAAATTTGGAAATGTCAAAAATTTTACTTACCTTTGTACTGTTGATTTGAGAGATATGGTTAAAACAATTAGAGAAGGACAATCCGTCGAAGGACAATCTAAGATGGAAATACGCCTTCCGGGGTAGAGAAATCTACCCCACGATGAGGTATGGTGTAATGGTAGTCACACATCCCTTTGGAGGATGTAGTCTTAGTTCGAGCCTAAGTGCCTCAACAAGGTATTAATTAATTTTCATAATATGAGTAGAAAGTGGTGGGCAACCATTATTACGGTTGCTGTGGTTATCGGTCTTTTTGCAACAATTAAGCTTCTGCCCTTTTGGGCTACCCTTCTTGCAGCAGGGTCTTTTGCTTTCGGTGCCTTTTCTGGATATATCCTTAAGAAGGAGAATATTGTAGAGAAGGTTATTGAGAAGCCGGTGGAAGTGATTAAGGAGGTCATCAAGAAGGTAGAAGTCCCTGTAGAGAAAATTGTTTACAGGGATGCTGCTGCTGTTGAGGCTGAACCTCAGGTTGCACAGGAATCTGCAGAGGCTATGGCAGAAGATGCCCCTGTAGAGAGCAAGTCTAAGCCTAAGAGAAAAAGTTCTAACAGGAAGGTAACTAAATAGTTGCCTTCATTTGGGCCCTTAGCTTAAATGGAAAAGCAAATCACTTCTAATGATTAGAGTTCAGGTTCGAATCCTGAAGGGCCTACAATGCTGCATTAGTGGAATGGTTAGCACACCACCCTTTCAAGGTCGGAGATTATTGGTTCGAATCCAATATGCAGTACTTTGGATTTAAGAGATGGATTTAGACGAGGAGTTCTGTCCTACCAGAACTCATGGACTATGGGGCTGCTTGGTGTGGCTACCTGCCTGTCACGCAGGTTATCAGATGGGTTCGAACCCCATATAGTCCGCAATGGAGAGTAAACTCAGAAGGCTCTGAGTCTTCCCTGCTAAGGAATGAGTTCTGAAAGGAATATGTTTCGACTACATTGCTCTCCGCAATGATATAGGGAGGTTGGGGAGTCAGGTTACCCCGCTTGGTTTGGGACCAAGAGAACTCGCAGGTTCGAATCCTGTTCTCCCTACTATGGGCTGATAGTTATATCAGGTTAAAACGATAGATTTGCAATCTATAGTGCTGAGTTCGAGTCTCAGTCGGTCCACTTTGTTTTCATAGTGTTTAAGGTTAAAGATTAAACCTTTACCAGTCAAGGTTATTAAAAGTTAGGAGACTGGTCATAGGGAATTAGTTGAGTGGCAAAAATGCCTGGCTTACATCCAGGAGGTCATTGGTTCGAGCCCAATATTCCCTACATCTTGGGATGTAGCTCAAAGGAAGAGCATTTGCCTGTTAAGCAAAAGGTTGTGGTATCGTGATCCACCATCCCAGCTATGGAGAGTTGTCAGAGTTGGTTTATTGTGCTGGTCTTGAAAACCGGTGGTCCTAACAAGATCCAAAGGTTCGAATCCTTTACTCTCCGCACATGGGCAGAAAGTTTAACAACTGTACTCTGCAAGAGTATCTTCCCCTTGTGGGATAGTGATATGTAGGGTTTCATCGGAAAAACGTTAGTATTATGGAACTAAAAATGGAGGTTCGAATCCTTCTCTGCCCGCAAAGCATCCTTGGTGTAATGGTAGCACAATTGTCTCCAAAACAATTAGTTGGGGTTCGAATCCTTGAGGTTGCGCAAGTTTTAAGAATATGAGCTGGTTTACTGAAAGTAACAGATGGAAACACTTCCTATACTCTATCCCTATGGGTGCTATCAGCATCTTCCTTGCCCTTGGTCTTGCCACTGGCATGGAGTATAAGGATTACTTATGGGGAGGTAAATGGGATTGGTTAGATTGGGCCTGTACAGTAGTTGGTGGGGCTATTGGTCAGATTTGTATCATTTTACTCCTTTCCCTATAAAAGTACAAGAAAGTATAAACCATATAGTTATAGGAGTGTATCCCCTTAGTCTTATACACTATAGAAAGGGTAATTGGTTACATGAGGGTTCGAACCCCTCCACTCCTACTATAGTCCTGTGCCTGAGTGATTTATAGGAGCTGCCTGCAAAGCAGTTATTCGTAGGTTTGAATCCTACCGGGACCTCAATTACCTCTATAGCTTAAATGGTTAAAGCTGAACACTTTTAATATTAGAAATGGGAGTTCTGCTCAGATGGCGGATGGGCACCAGTCTGTAAAACTGGCACTTTGATACTCAATAGGTTCGAATCCTATAGCTCCCACTGAATGGATTTCTGGCAGAGTTGGTCAATGCTCCTGACTGAAGATCAGGTGATTAAGGTTCGATTCCTTAGGAATCCACAGTAAGCCCCAATGGTGGAATTTGGTAGACACGTATGTCTTAGGAACATATGCCTTAGGGTGTGCAGGTTCGATTCCTGCTTGGGGTACAAAAAATAAAAATAAAAATAATCATTGAAATATTTGCATATTACAAATATTTTACTTATCTTTGTATCACTTTTATATGGAACCTATATTTCAAGAATATCCCTCCGGATCTACTATCGGTTCTTCGGGTCTCGGTTACTTTCTAAGATATTTGAATGTACTTGAAGGAGCCAAGACGAGAATTAAGAATTTGCACTGGGCAGCTAAAAGGCTACCTGTTAATGAGCATAAAGGTGCTCATGAGTACTTGGATGACATTTTAGATATAGTGTCTGATTTTCAAGATACTGTTGCTGAAGCCTCTCAAGGTATCCTCGGACACATGAATCCTGAGGATATTCAAGGGATTCCTCTTAGAGAGGGAACTGTGCTCGGACTCTTGAAGAGTCTGACTGACAGTACTCTTACCTTTTATGAGGGTATTCCTAAAGATCCAATCTTTGCCGGAATAAAATCCGAAACAGAGACCTTTATCAAGGATCTCAATAAGTATAAGTACTTATTTGAGCTTACTGAATAAGTGAGTTGCTCCCTTAGCCCAACCGGTAGAGGCATCAGGCTTAAACCCTGTGCAGTGAAAGTTCGAATCTTTCAGGGAGTACTAAGCCCCAATAGTTTAGTGGTTAGAACCTCTGATTTGTAATCAGATAGCCTCAGTTCGACTCTGAGTGGGGGCTCCCGAAGCTGGAAACTCTCTATTCTTGAGAGGCCTGTCAGAATAATCCGGATATTCGTGGATGGGAGTCAGTGCAATGCTGGGTGAATACTTTAACTTCACATAAGCAAGTATAGTATAGTGGTTATTATGCCAGTCTTCCAAACTGGGTACGAGGGTTCGATTCCCTCTACTTGCTCTTTTTTTGCGGTTTAGAGGAGAGGTTCCCTTGTTGGTCTCATAAGCCAAAGACACTGGTTCGAATCCAGTAGCCGCAACAATATGGAAGATAAGATGAAGATCAAATATTTTGATAGTACTTTACAGATGGAGCGATTTGTAAATAATATCAAAATACGAAAAGAACAGATTGTCACAATTCTGCTTCTTAGAAGCGGGCAGATAGCTTTTATTTACTATGAGTAACCTTATTCATTCTAATACTGCAATAGATGGGATTCTCCAAGGGATGAGCAAGGTTGCTGAAGTGGTAGGCTCTACCTATGGTCCTAATGGCAGAAATGTAGTAATTGAAGATGAGGATGGGAGACCTCACATTACTAAAGATGGAGTCACGGTGGCTAAGTCAATAGACTTTGAGAGATCAGATTGGAAAATAGGGGCATCTCTTATAAAAGATGCTGCTATCAAAACACTGAAAGAAGTCGGAGATGGTACTACTACCACCACGATATTGGCCAATGCAGCTGCAAGTATGGGTATTAGGATGGTAAAAGACCGTAATCTTAATCCTTTTAAGCTACGAATGTACTTGGACAAGTACATGAATAGTATTATCAAATACTTGAGGAGTATTTCTTCTCCTATTGTTCCCTCTGATAAGGAGACTCTGCTTAAGGTAGCTCTCAATTCAGCCAATGGGGACGAAGAGCTTGCTGAGAAAGTTACAGATCTGTTTATGCAGATAGGTAAAGACGGAGTAGTGTTCGTAAAAAACTCTGAGATTTTAGGTGTACATACACAGGTTATCAAAGGAATCTCTATAGATAGGGGATATGTATCACCTATGTTTTGTGTTAATGGGCAGTCATCATTGACTTTAGACAACTGTAAAATTCTGATAGCCAGAAAGGTAATCAGGGATTATAAAGAAATCATCCCCTATATGCAAGAGGCAAGCACCGAAGGAAGGCCTATCTTGCTTATAGTACCTGAGGTTGATAACACAGTCACTGAGCTATTCCTTACCAATGTTTACAATGGGGTTATTCAAGGCTGCATAGTGCAGGCACCCTTCTCCAATGAGAGACAGGATGACTTTTTCCAGGACCTCGGAATTGCCTCTGGTGCCATTAAGGAGGATAAGGATAAAAGCTCCATGTATCTTTTAGGAAATGCAGAAAAAGTTATTGTAGGTAGATATGATACTGAATTCAGAGGTCTTACACATGATAAGTCTGCGTATAAGAGACATTTGGCATTTCTGGAAGATCTGGTTCAAACTCAGACGGATAGGCTTTTAGCTGAGAAAGCTGGGGAAAGGCTGGCCATGTTTGCAGGAAGTATAGGCTATATTCATGTAGGGGCTTCCTCCGAGACTGAGGTCCTTGAGTTGAAGGATAAATTGGATGATGTTATTCATGCAGTTAAGGCTGCCTTGAAAGAAGGTACTGTTCCAGCTGGTGGAGTAGCTCTTAATAATGCAGCTCACTTATTGGAGTTTGAATATAGTATGGAAGGGAATCATATTCCTGAAAGCTATGAGAGTGAAGAGGATAAGGCTGCCTTTGAGATTATGGTAGGACTTTGTAAAATACCATATGAAAACTTAGGCATACCTGTAAGTACCTCTAAAGATCCCACCAAAGTAGTGTATACTGCACTGAAGAATGCTATTTCTGTAGCAGGAATGTTATTTACTTCTAAATACGTAATTCTAAATGACTGACAGAGAAATTAAGATCGAACCTAAATATTCGGAGAAGAGTAAATTCATTGAGTTTAATCTTGTAAGGTTCGAAGGAGTTCAAAGATATAAATCCATAGCCAGAGCTATTCGAAGAGGTCATGTAACTTCTTCAGGTTATATGGCTCCCAGAAGACCTTTTAATAATCGGAAGGATAATTCAAGAAGTGGACGTGGGTACAACACTATCAGAAAGGGAATATATGCAGACCTTAGAACAAGAGCACTTAGAGCAAGTGCAAAAGCAGTCCTTTAATAGTGAGCCGGTTTATTACTGTGCACACTGTCTATCCTTGAAAATAAAAGAGGTGAATGGAATGGAGTTCTGTGATAACTGTAGTAGCACAGATATAATGACTTCCTCTATCTCGGAATGGGAGGAGCTGTATGAATTTAAGTACGGACATAAATTTATTCAATAATATGGAAGAGACTAAAAGCTTCGAGGAGAAGTATGAACAGGCCACTCCAGAAGAGAGAAAGGCCCTCACTATCAGACTGTTGCGCCAGAATTCACAACTGGCTAATGCAGTAAGACAGCTGCAGGATACAACAGCTTTCAAAAGACTTGATTATCTATTCAAGGTTGTAGATTCGGCAATGTTCGATGAGGAATTCGAGAATAGATGCAAGGAGGAAATCAAGTTTATAATGTTCGGTGAGCCTTCTCCCGAAGAGGTTTCTAAAGAAACTGAAAAATAAGAAAATGGAAAGCAAGAATCCCAAAATAAACAGTGTTGTGAGGATTCCTGCTTCACTAACTGGTAGTTTTTTTAGGTTTTGGTTTGAATTTTTGGCCCCCATTCATAAACTCACTGAAAGAGAGATGGATGTAATAACATCTTTTGTAAAGCAAAGATATGAATTATCTAAGGTTATCAAAGATGAAGACATTCTCGATAAGGTGGTTATGAGTGAGGATACTAAGAAGAAAGTAAGGGCAGAGTGTAATATGACTCTGCCCCACTTTCAGGTAATAATGGGAAAGCTCAGAAAGAACAAACTCATCGTAGATGGTAAGATCAATAAAAGATTCATTCCACAGCTTCCTGAAGATGCCAAGGAATTCAAACTTCTATTATATTTCGATATGAATAATGGATGAGATATATGCAAAAGTGGCCGCTGATATGGGTATCCCTATAGAGGTTGTAAGAGCTGCTTATTTATCTCAATGGCAATTCATACGTAATACCATAGAAGCTCTTCCTCTTAAAGAGGAACTTAGTGAGGAGGAATTCAATCAGCTGAGAACAAGTTTTAATCTTCCTTCTCTCGGTAAGATTTATACTACCAGAGACAAGGTCCAAAGGACTAAACGAAAGATAGATTATTTAAGAGCTTTACTGAAAAATGCTAAAGATTAAGAAACTTACTCCAGTATATACTTCGATACTTGTGACTTGCAACAAGTATTCGGAGCCTGAGAAAGTCGGAGATACTAATATCATAGATCCTGCCAAGGCAAAGATCATGGTGAAGGAATATCAGAAAGTACTTGCAGTGGGTAACCAAGTAAGACTTGTTGTTCCGGGTGACACCATTGCAATCAATCCCATGAAGTATGCTAAATACAAGCAGGTGGCTCAGAAGAACTCTCTGAGAAACGATGTACAGCAATACAAAAATGAAATAGTGGGATTCGATTTCCCTACCATGGATGTGAATGGTGAAGAGGTTATGCTTCTTGATGAAAGAGATATTCTCTACATTATCAATGACTATGAAGATGATGGACAGCTTCCTGATGGAGTTGCCGAATAGGGGGGGGGAATAATTCTTCCCCCCTTTTTTGTTAATATGCGTTTACTTAGATACGAAGGCCATAAGGTAGTGATTTCACCGGAAGCACTTGCCCTTAAGCCATTTAGAAAAATATGGGAGAGGGACAAATCTCAGGATAAGAATAGAGCCCTCTCTGAACTGGCATTCATCTATTTTTTCTGTGATCCCAGATCTGAATATATGATCATATTGGATGAAGAGACCAGAATGGAAGAGATCAAGAAGGGTGAAGGATTAAGAGATTCTTGGGCCCCTGACAAAGCATTGCTCGATGCAATGGAACTCTTCAAAAAAATGACAATGACTACTTCAGCAGCTCTCCTGGAAGACGCAAGAGCAGCTGTTGAGAAAATAAGACTTCAACTTCGAGACCTATCCTTTTCAGAAGTAGAGCCAGCTAAGATGCCTAAAGCTATTAAGGATGCTTCTGATGCTCTTACAAGAGTACCTGATCTTATAGAAGCTCTTCAAAAGGCCGAGAAGTCTCTTAATATGGAGATTCTTGAGAATGCAAGAATGAGGGGAGCAGGAGAGAAGAAAATATTCGAAGATAATCTTGAGTGATATGGAACATGCTATAATAGAAGGTACTAACAGAGGTATAGAGCGAGAAAGAAAAATCCGGGGAATTAATGCTTCTGGGTTTCTGAAACTAACATCAGTGACGAAGAAGATGGGTTTTGGCAATCTATGCAACACTAAGTGGGACCTATGTTATATAAGACCTAAGAAACCTGTTCAGAAAGTGGGAGATTTTTCATTGACCTACAGTCCTAACAGGGATGATTCACAATACACTATAGATATAGTGACCACTCAAGTAGTTCTTAGTCTTAGAAGAACTTCTAATTGGGAGAAAATAATAAATGGAGAAGACATTGAACCAGTTCCAGACTCCTCTCACTGAGGAGCTGTTGAACTCTCTTCCGGAAGAGGTAAGAGATGAGTTACTCGATGTTATAAATAATGTCGAGTTTATTCAGAATCTTATCTCTCCGAACAGAGAAAGAGCTAAAGATAGACCGAGAGATGAGAGAGGAAGGATAATAGTGGACCTTTGTAAACCCCATATTCTTGAGAATATGGACTATTTCAGAGAAGCAGCTATTCATTTTGAGAAGCATGGGTGTTATACCTTCCTCAAGCCTAATGGAAATCCTAACTCAGAATATGGGAAATGGATAAGGCAGGAGAGAGACAGATGTTGGGATGGAATGGTAAGACCCGAAGATGGAGAATGGATAACAGGCCCTATGTATTTTTACTTGAATTACTGTCCTATTATTCTATCTGATCAGAGAGAGAACACCTCTATAGCTGACCGTATCACTGCTTTTCCTAAAGTTTGGGAAGGAATCTACTGGAGATTCCATTATATAGAGCAGGCAAGAAGTGGAGGTATATATAATGATTGGAAGGGAGCTTTGAATGGAGCTGAGCTGGCTTCGAGAGGTAAAGCCTTTGCCTATTCTCAAGAAGTAGAGACTCCTATAGGGAGAAGAGTATGGAAAGATATACAAATAGGAGATACTCTGTTTGCTCCGGATGGATCAATTACTAAGGTGATTGATATTCCTTTTGATGAAGAGCATGACGTGTATAAAATGACCCTTCAAGATGGAAGAAGTGTTTATACCACTCTCGAACATTTATGGAAAATAAATAAGAATGGGGAGAACTGGAATAAACTATATACTACTGAGGAAATCCTTAAAAGTAAATCTCCCAACAGATTTGCTATAGAGGTCTCAGAAGGAGTGGAGTATAGATATAAAGAGATTCCTATTGAACCTTATTTACTTGGATTGATGCTGGGAGATGGAGCCTTTACTATAAGTAAAGGTAACCAAGCTCAGCTTTCTTCAAGAGCGGAAGATGTACTTGTATATCAGAAGATCTTGGGTAGGCCTTTCAAAAGGGTAGGTAATACGGAGATGAGCTGGCTCATAGATTATCCCAAGTTTGGAGAAAAGGCTAAAATTCTTGGCTTACATGATAAAATATCCGACACTAAGTTTATTCCGGATTGCTATAAGTATAACTCAAGAGAGGTCCGGTTAGAGCTGCTTGCTGGATTGTTGGATACGGATGGTTCTGTACATGATAGTGGAAGACCGGAATTTTATACTACCTCTAAACAGCTTGCTCTGGATGTATGTTGGATAGCAAGAAGTCTTGGTTATAATGCAACTTACTGGACTCGGTCCCCTAAATACACATACAAGGGGGAAAGGAAAGAGGGGAAGCTATGCTATACAGTTTACATTTACACAAATGACCTTTTATTTAAGCTACCAAGAAAGAACAGCCTTTGTGGAAAGAGGGGGCCAAAACTTGATAGTAGAGTAAATAAAACCTCTGTAAAATCTATCGAGTTTTCTCATAGAGAAAGGTGTAAGTGTGTGACAGTAGATCGAGAGGATGGATTATTTCTTATTGGAGATTTCATTACTACCCATAATAGTAAGTCTTACTGCATGGCCTCCATGCTTGCTCACAATTTCGTCTTAGGAGAGAATAGGAAAGCCTATAAAGATACCAGAAGTGTAGTTACTGCTTATCAGAAAGAGTATCTTACAAGGGATGGAACCCTTAACAAGTTCGAGGTAATGATTGATCACTGTGCTCAAAACACTCAATTCCCTGCCAGGAGACTTAAGAGCTCGGTCGATAAGATGAACTGGATAATGGGCTATGTGGACCTTGAAACAGGTACAAAGATGGGTACCAAGAATGAGGTTTTAGGAGTTACATCGAAAGATAACATTGCGAAGCTCAGAGGTAAGAGAAGTGTTTTTCTTGGAATTGAAGAGTTCGGATCATTCCCTAATCTATCTGATCTCTACACAGTTATGAGACCATCGGTAAGAGATGGTAATTTGGTTTTCGGGCTTATGTATTTGCAAGGATGTGTATGTGCCGGAACTAAGGTATGGACAGCTGATGGCAGATATGTTAATATTGAAGAGCTAAAACAAGCAGATGGTATTGTAGGATTCAAAAATGGCCAAGCTAACAAGGAGCCTATAACTTGGATGCAAGAGCCTACAGAGAAGGAATGTGTTAAAATTTCTTTCCAGGATAGAGAGTTACGATGTTCTACTGATCATCCTATATTAAAAAGAAGCAAGCATTCTCATAGAATAGAGAATGGAGGAGGCAAAAGAGAATTTTACTATTCATATTCCTTTGTACCTGCAGGATCACTTAAACAAGGTGACGCAATCTGTGTAGCACAAAAAGTGGGCATCTTTGGAAATGAAACTCTGTTTGATCCATATCTTGTGGGATTATTGATAGGAGACGGTAGTTATGGATTCAATGAAACTCCTAAATTCAGTAATAAGGACAGTGAATTACTGGATTATGTAGAGAATAATTATGAAACTTCTATCAGTGCATCCCACGTAACTAAGTCTAAGGAGCTATATAAAGATCTAAGAATTAAAGGCATAACTAAGCAGTTAGCTCTCATTGGCATACAGGGACAAACCAGGACTAATAAAAGGCTGCCCAGTAATTATATGGTTCTCACAGAAAAAGATACAGCTGCCCTTATTGCTGGTCTTTATGATACGGATGGATGTGTAAGGGATACAGGAACTTTAGATATTGTTCTTACCCAAAGTACTGTTGAAATTTTAGAGCAAGTAAAGGTTATTCTCAAGAAATTTGGAGTACAGAGTACCATATACACACATAAAGCCAGAATTGCTAAAGATAGAAAAGACAGGAAGGACTGTTATAATTTGGTAATTAATCAACGAAAAAGCCTTCTTAACTTTGCTGAACATATTCCTCTGAAAGTACAATCTAAAAAGGATAAACTGAAAAACATTGTATCTAAAATAAAGGGAATTCAGAGGAAACGTAAATATCCTGAACAACTGGAAGGTACTTTTGAAAGGGTCGTACAAAATATAGAATTTATAGGTGTACACCCAATATATAATCTTACTGCAGGGGATAGTCACACCTACCTGGCCAATGATATTATAACCCACAATACAGCTGGTGATAAAGACTCAGATTTCGCTGGAGCTCAGGAGATTATGTATAACCCCACTGGTTATGATATGTATGCCCTTCCCAATGTATATGATAAAACCTCCTCCGGTAAGCCTAAATTCGTATTCTTTTTTCCAGGATATGTAAATAGAGAGGGATCTTATAACAAGGATGGAGTCTCCGATGTAACCAAGTCTCTTATAGAGATTCTGTTGGATAGATACAAGATCAAGTACAATTCTACTGATCCTAATACTATTATCAAGACTATAGCGGAGGTCCCCATTACTCCATCCGAAGCTATTCTGAGAACCAAGAAGAATATATTCCCTGTCACTGATCTTATGGAAAGATTAGGACAGTTAGATTCTAATCCTGCAGAGTTCAATGATGTGTATGTAGGAGAATTCACTTTGAAAAATGGCTCAGTTGAGTTCAATCCTACTGTAGGAGATCCTATTAGGGAGTTCCCTCATAAGGATAATAAGTTGGATGGAGCTGTGGAGATTTTCATGATGCCTCAGAAAGTGGCTACTGACGAAGGTCTTAAAATACCTCAGGGCAGATATATAGCCTCTTGTGACCCTGTAGACGATGATTCCTCCGAGACTACATCTCTACAATCTGCTTTTGTACTTGATTTATGGACAGATACCATAGTAGCTGAGTATACTGGAAGACCTAAATTCGCTGAGGATTATTATGAGCAGCTAAGAAGATTATGTCTGTTCTATAATGCGAAGTTGAATTATGAAAATAATAAAAAGGGAATATTCGCCTATTTCAGTAAAATGAACTCCCTGTCTATTCTTACTGACACTTTAGAGTATCTGAAGGATAGAGATATGATAAAGGGCACTCCCTATGGTAACAAATCTAAGGGAGTACAGGCCACTTTACCCATTAACAACTTCGCAAGGACTCTTATCCGGGACTGGCTTCTTAAACCGACAGTCATCACTACTGTAGTAGATGGAGAATCTGCAGAGGTTCAGGTTCCTAATCTATTCAGATTGAGGCAGAGGGCTCTTATCAAAGAGCTTATTCAATGGAATAATGAAGGTAATTTCGACCGGGTATCTTCTCTGGGAATGCTTATGCTTTTGAGAGAGGACAGGATGATTCTCTATGGAGGAGATGAAAAAAGGATGCAGAAAGTGGAGAAGAACCCTCTTTCTCATGATCCCTTCTTTGAAAAGAACTACAAAGTCCATAGAAGGAATACCAAAGTCAGGTGGCCTGATATGTGATCAGTAAATTTAGGCAAAAGGCTAAGGAAATCTAACTATTTTCCTTAGCCTCTTGTTTGTATGAATATTTTTACTTATATTTGCACAAATTAAAACATCATAACAATGCCCCAATTCATACAGTTGCCAAGACAACAACTGTCTTTTGCAAGAAAAACAAAAGAGTGGAGACGCACTCATCTCGATTGGGCAGAAAACAGAACTTTCTTCAACTATAGTCCTGTTAGGAGATCAGTACTACATAAGAGGATCAACTATGATCTGCTCAATGGTAAAATCCACATGGAGGATATAGAAATCATTCTTAATCCTGAGGATGTACAAGCAGGTTATATTCCTGATAAGATTCAGCACTATCCCATCATGAATTCTAAGATAAATGTTCTTAGAGGGGAGGAGTCGAAGAGAGTCTTTGATTATAGGGTGATAGTGACCAATCCTCTTGCTATCTCTGAAATAGAGAACAATAAAAAGCAGGCTCTCTTTACAAGATTGCAGGAGATAGTTCAAAATACTGCACAGTCTGATGAAGAGTTCAATGAGGAACTCGATAAATTGAATGAATATTTTACCTATGAGTGGCAGGATCTGAGAGAAGTAAGAGCCAATGCTCTTCTTAATCATTATGTGAAGGAATATAATATTCCTCAGATATTCAATGCTGGCTTCGTAGATGCCATGACTGTTGCAGAGGAAATATATCAATGCGATATAGTAGGTGGAGAACCGGTGATAGAAAAGCTGAATCCTCTGAAGGTAAGAGTGTTCAAGTCCGGGTATTCCAACAGGATAGAAGATGCAGACATCATTCTCTTAGAGGATTACTGGTCTCCTGGTAGGATTATTGATACCTATTATGACGTACTTACTCCTGCAGATATGAAGTATATTGAAGAGCTCCCCAATCAGGGAGAGACTTCAGACGGGATGGATAATTTCGACGAACGGAATAACTTCATATTTGCTGATTTCGCAGATCCTCAGTATATAGATGTAGAGAATATGTTCCTTCCCTTCGGAACTTTCGGAGGAAGTAAGCTATACTACGACTCTGCTGGTAATGTCAGAGTATTGAGGATGTACTGGAAGTCTCGAAGGAAAATAAAAAAGGTAAAATCATACGACCCTCAGACTGGTGAAGCTGTCTATAATTTCTATCCGGAAACATACCAGACCAAGTTCGACCTTGGAGAAGAAGAGGAGATATTTTGGATAAACGAGGCCTGGGAAGGAACTAAAATAGGTAGAGATGTATATGTCAATATACGGCCCAAACCTATTCAGTACAATAGACTGTCTAATCCTTCGAGATGTCATTTCGGCATAATAGGCTCTATATACAATATAGGAGATCAGAGAGCTTACTCCTTGGTTGATATGATGAAGCCTTATAACTATTTGTACGATGTTATTCATGACAGATTGAATAAGGCTATAGCTGCCAACTGGGGTAAAATCATGGAGCTTGACCTTGCAAGTATTCCAGAAGATTGGACTGTAGATAAATGGATGTATTATGCCAAAGTAAATCACTTGGCTGTAAAGAATTCCTTCAAGGAAGGTAACTACGGAGCAGCTGCAGGAAAACTTGCCGGAGCATTCGCAGCTAACTCCAGAGGGGTCATTGATGCTGAAACCGGTAATTATATACAACAGCACATCAATCTTCTTGAATTTATCAAGATGGAAATGGCTGAGGTTGCTGGTATTTCCAAGCAAAGAGAAGGTCAGATCAGTAACCGTGAAACTGTTGGAGGAGTAGAAAGAGCCACTCTTCAATCCAGCCATATCACTGAGTGGTTATTCATCACACATGAAGATGTCAAAAGAAGGGCTTTGGAATGTTTCCTTGAGACTGCTAAGATTGCTCTGAAGGGACAGAAGAAGAAATTTCAGTACATCCTTTCGGATATGTCTACTCAAATCACGGAAATAGATGGGGATGAATTCTCAGAGAATGACTATGGTCTTGTAGTAGACAATTCCAATGCTTCTCAAGAGCTTAACAGTAAACTGGATAGCCTTGCTCAGGCAGCTCTTCAGAATGATAAGCTAAGTTTCGGTACTATTATGAAACTCTTTAGCTCTGCCTCTATTGCTGAGAAGCAAAGACTGGTTGAGAATGATGAGAGAAAGATAATGGAAAGACAGTCTCAGGCACAGCAGGCAGAGATCCAATCACAGCAGCAGGCTGTTCAGGCTAATATGCAAATGAAACAAGCTGAGTTGGATCAAAGAGCTAAGGCCAATGAGCTGGACAATGAAACTAAGCTTCTTATAGCTCAGATGCAGACCTTTGCTAATGAAGAGACTTCAGAGGATATAGATTACTCTCCGGAAGCCAAAGCAAAGCTCGAAGAGCAGATCAGAGAGTTTGATAAGAGACTTCAGCTGGATAGAGAAAAGCTGGAATTCGAGAAAGGCAAAGCTAAGACTGAGGCACGCCTCAAAGAGAAGCAGATAAACAAACAAAGTAAAAAATCAACTAACAAATAAGCTATGAGGGGAGAGATACTCCCCTCATACTTACCTTAATATTATGGAAAAGAAAATTGTATTTACCTCTGTAGAACCGAATAAGAATCTATTATGGCTACATTATAAGAATGACCAGTTAGTTCTTCAGAGGTTCGGATCTAATGGATGGGAAGATATAAGCAACTCCGATCATATTACCTCAGAAAAAGTTGAGGAGTTATTGGAAAACAAGGCTGATCTTGTAGGTGGGAAAGTTCCTGCTGAACAACTTCCAAGTTATGTTGATGATGTTGTAAGATACGGTGTAAGTCAAGATCTGACTGATACCCAAAAGCAACAAGCACGTACTAATATGGGGGTCCAGTCGGCAGATGAGTTACTTGAGAATGCAGACTTTATTGCTCAGCTGAAGACAAAGTTAGAAACTGTATAAATATTAAATAATACAAAATGTTTTTTACAAAACAGGATATATTGGAGATTGCTAAGAAACTTAGATTGGTCAGTATAAAGGATTCTGAATTTGAAGAAGTACAGACTCTGCAAGACACTGATAAGGTTAGTATTCTTAGACAGATGCCTGATGAGACTTATTCTAATTATAGGACAAGTCTCAACGCTATAGTTTCTTATATTCACCCTATCAACGTAGTTCAATCTACCGGAGATTCTACAGAAGCAGTTATGTCCCAGAAGGCTGTAACAGATGCTCTGAGTGAGATCCCTAAAATAGAGCTTGAACAAACTACAGGAACTGCTGAAGATAAGGCTATGTCTCAAAAGGCAACTACTGAGGCATTGGAGGAGAAGGTAAGCTCTACGACTATACAGGGTGTTGAGATTGTCAATGGTGCAGCTCCTGAGATCCAGGATAATATTCTCTACATAGAGTTAACAGAAACTGATTAATATGGGACACAGGATAAAATCTCTTACTTTTAATGGAAAAGTATTGGCCTTTGATGATGGAGCTCTTATAAAAAGAGTTTTATATAATGGTCATGTAATTTGGCCTAAAGATGAGACTCCTCCTACTCCATCCGACACTCTTGTCATAGCTTCTTATGAAGATGTGGTAGGTTTATTCGAGGAGACTAAAGCGGGATGGCTTAAGGGTGGCAGCCCTTCTCCGGAACCTGAGAAATACACTATAAAGAGGGTTGTGTTTAATGGAGAGCAGATTTGGCCTTTTGAGAAACAGGGATTTTTATCCATTGAAAAAGAAAATATTGTACTGAGTCAAGCTAATAACTACTCTGATACAAATACAATTTTCACTAATTTAACATTTAATATTCATTAACATGGCAGATGTCACTAAAAATCATGTTGTAGTTTCTCCAGGTTCGGGCTCTGGTAATACAACATTGTCTGTAAAGGCATCCCCTGCCAACATGGGTAACCGTGTTGCTCAGGTAGCTAACTTTACAGTCACAGCTCCAGGGGTCACCCCTGACAAAACATTTAAGGCTACTCTTGCGGCTGCTGCTGAGTTCGTGTCATTCGATGATGGTACTGAAATGGCAGTTACAAAGGTCGGCGGTTCGGTGGTTATCGAAGGTACCTCGAACTCTGACAAACTTACCTTCTCAAAGGGCTCAGGAGATATTATTTCTGAGGATATATCAGCTAAGATATATGCTGTCAACGGAAATGATGCTACCAATGGTATGGCCATTCCTGATGACCCAGGTGCTACAGCAAAGTATAACTTCGCCTTGACGCTGACAGCTACAGAGAATACTACTATTGCTGAGAGAACCCAACAAATTACTGTTGTTACGACAGGTAATAAAACTGCCACAATCACCTTGAAACAGGCTGCAGGGGATGCTTATCTGACAGTTACTCCTACTGAGATTACTGTTCCACAGGATGGTACAGAAGTACAAGTATCTGTAAATACCAATACTACATTCACTGTATCCTAAGCCTGACAAAAAAATGTTAATTAATGGGGGGCAGAGGCAAATGCCTCTCCTCCCATTTTTCAAAAAATTGTATTTATATGAGTACTCAAACCATTTCTATTCCTTGGGCCTCGGGTGAAACGGATTCCATTCATTTAACCTGGAATGATTCTGGAATCCCTGGAGATGTTATAGTAACGATTACTTCCGATAAGAATACCACAGGTATTATTCGTCAGAAAGATATAATCTTTACTACCCAAGCTCTCTCTGGACCCCAAGCATCTGCCAGTCTTAGGGTTATACAGGATGTAGAAGGGTTAGTGATAGCTAAGTACAATGATATAATCAGCATGTACAATGAGATAAAAGCTGGTTTCAAAGTAGAATCTTAATAAAAAAACATATGGCCAATCAATTTTTGCCAATAGATCAATTTACACTTAAGTCTACCTTAACTGGAACTGAAGAATTCCAAGTTTCCGCTACAGAGAAGGTTACAGCACAGCAGATTGCTGACTTAGCAAGTAGTGGACTTAATGTTTATACTATATCTGAAAGTGAATCTCAGAATCAAAAGATAGATGCTTCACGTGTAGAGGAACTTAAAAAGTCTGAATTAGTATTATTTCCTAATGAGGTAAGCTATACACCGTATTTTAAGGTTTCAGTAGATGATAGTAAAGCATATTTCATAACAGGAAATATACCTATTAATTCACAAGGCCAACCTGGACTTAATAATGGAGAAGAGCCTCCTTTTGAGGAGGTTAATACTGTAATGATTGAAGTTGATCTTACTACTTATGATATAACAATATGGCCTTATCCTGTTATAAAAAAGAGTTGGTTTAAGGGGGATGTCTCAGTTATAGAAATTACAGACTTTGCGATTCCCTCAGTTAATATTACTAAGGATGGTCAGAGTTTCTTATTCTATGCCAATGATGCCAGCAACATCCCTAATAACAATCATGGAGCTACTTCATTTGTAGGTGTAGCCATTGCAAGTCCTATCTTCATAACCGGAGACCAAAGATTGCTGTATTATATGATGGTAGATACAGCAAGGGGTATGTTCTACACGGGGCGTGCAAATCTGGAAGATGACGTTGTAGCTTGGAATGATACTCCAGTTACTCGCTTAGGACAAGCCGTACAGGTTACTGCCTTTACTGAAGGTGCATTATCATCACTGCTGTACACCTTCAAAGCAGGTGATTTTATACCGTTTTACACGGGTAATGTTACAGCTTCTACGGCTAATCAATTCCCTGAGTCAGGAGCATTCAATGGCTTCATCTCCATGGGTAGCAACGAAGGAGATTATTTCCAAATCTTTGCTTTCAAGACAGGTTCTCCCAATGCTTACATTGGAGCTTGTATTGGTAGTACCACAAGGTGGACCCAGATAGGAGGGGGCTCAAGTAATCTTATTGTCGTAGCAGATGCAGAAAATGTAGGAGAGGTAGTAGCTGCATACAAAGGATTTGAGGGTTCGAATAAATATGGAGTATCAGTACCTATCTACATAGAAGCCACGTCCAATATTTATGATGAACTACCAGCTATAATGGATCAGAGCTTTACAAAAGATGAATCTACTATATGCGGATATGCCCAATATGTCTACGACGGAGGAGATTATTATCACATAGGGTTAAGCCTGCTTATATATCCATCAAGTGGAAATCGTCCCAAATATAGAGCGGAGCTTGTTGTAAACAACAGCGGGGAAGTAGTTAGCAGTAGTCTTACCCCTATTGGCAGTGCACATGCTCCCATCCCGGGATTCACTAAAATTACTTCCTTGGCTGGTCGAACTGACTACTCCCTCACAAAAGGATCTATGGGCGTTATTAACTTTAGCATTGAGGTAAATGCGTTGACCACAATGTTTATAGAAGCAGAGGTCCGATCATCTGCTGCTATATCTGCTGATGTCAGATCTGTGTGTATCCCTGTCTCTTTCTTCAATCCTAAAGAAGGTGCCACACTCATGGATTTGAATACTCGTACTTTAGCTTCTGGAACCAATATTGCTCAAGTTAAGCTAAATGTTGCTTCTGTTGTCACAGGAGCTAATGGTGTACAGGGATTAAATTGTATAGTTACTTCGAACAATCTTGCAAATCCCTCTGATATTCTAAGAATAAAGGCTGTATATGCTAATATATAGTATTAATGTCCTCTCAGAATAGAGGGGACATTAACTCTATTTTCTGATATGAGGAAATATCTTATAATAGGCTTATCTTATATCCTCTTGATATTGACTGTCTTTTTACTTTATAGACAAAATGTCAATCTCAGAGTAGATAGAGATACGCAATTAGAGAATGTAAAGGCTTACTCAGCTTTATACTCTGATTCTGAGAAAGAGAAAAGAGCTTTCAAACTTTCTTTGGATCAAATGAGAGCTACGAATGATTCTATCTTTCAGAAGATGCTTCAGTTCAAGGAGGAGCTTAAAATAAAAGATAAGAATATAGAGCAACTCCAATATAGACTGTCTACTGCTAAGAAGACAGACTCTCTTATATTGAGAGATACTGTATTCAGAGACCCTGAATTCAAACTCGATACAGTATTCGGGGATAAGTGGATTACTCAGAAGCTTCATCTTGAATATCCTGGAAAAGTCGTATCTTCACCAGAAATTACATTGGAGAACTATGTAGCTCTTACCAATAAGAAAGAAACAATCAAACCTCGAAAGAAGTTCTTCCTTTGGAGGTGGTTTCAAAAAAAGCATACAGTTACCACAGTAGAAGTAGTGGAGAAGAACATATATGTAAAGGATTCAATTTCCCGGTTTGTAATTATTAATTAAAATTAATATGTCCACTGAAATAATAATAGCTTTGTTAGGTATAGCTTCTACTATAGTGAGCTGGGCATTGGGCCGTAGAAGAACCAATGCTGAAGTTGCGGCCATGCAAATGGACTATATAAAAAGTGCTGATACCTTTTATAGAGAAAGGATAGACAACCTACAAATGGAAGTCACAGAGCAGGCAAAACAAATAAGGGCACTCAGACTGATCATTGATAGGGTGATTGACAATGCCTGCTTAATTCAGAAGTGCCCGAAGAGAAAGTATTACAATCCCGACACTCTTGCTGAAATAATGGATGAGGAGGGAATATCTTTTAGTGGAGTCCATGAAGTTGAAGCTAATTAGAAAGTACCTGGGCCCTGAGTATACCATAGGAGATCTCTACATTGAAGATAAGTTGTATTGTAACACTTTGGAAGATGTAAATAGGGATACTAATAAAAATGGGATATTCGACGGCTCTGAGAAGAAAATTGCAGGAGACACATGTATCCCCTTTGGAACCTACAAAATTGTAGTTGATGTTTCTCCAAAGTTCGGAAGGGAACTACCCAGATTGCTGAATGTTCCTTCCTTTTCAGGTATTCTTATTCATAGAGGTAACACTACTAAGGATACCGCAGGTTGTATTTTAGTAGGAGAAAATACAGTAAAGGGAAAAGTTCTTAATTCCACTATCTATGAAGTAGATCTTACTAAAAAAATAAAAGAGGCTATTTCTAAGGGAGAGGAAGTAACTATTCAAATAGTATGATATGGCTAAACCAAAACCATTAGGACCTCCCTCTGTTGGGGCTTTTGCATATAAGAGGGATGATCCTAAAAGAGTTAAACCTTCCTGGTTTGAATTGGGTGGATATTTTGACAGAAAGGGTAAGAGAGATAGAGGAATAAGATCTTCTTCTATAGCACAGCAGGGAAGTAACAAGGGTGATAGGGGAAGTAAAAGTGGAAAAACTAACTCATAAATTAACACTTATTTGTGTTAAGTATATACCCATACTTGTAGCTATAGTAGAGTTACTCGGTACAGTATTATCTTTTCTTAATATTGGGACCATACTCTTAGCCTATTTATTTGGCTCCTCCGTAGCCACATTAATTCCAATGTATATAATGTCTTATGCTTTTAAGTTTTGCAAATACCATAGGATGGTATTGAATTATATAGTTGCTAATAAACTTATATTTATGTTGGATTATCTGTTTGTTATACCACTTAGTGCTACAGGCTTTATAGCTACAACTATAACTTTAGCAGGCATCTTCTTGGCCTTGACAATTTACAACTATTTGAAATATGGTGACAGAAATAATACTTAAGTGTTTGTCCTCTCTACTTAGAGAACTGGCAGAGAGAATTGATGCTGGCAATTCCAACCTAAATGAAGAAGAGGCCGTCGAGCTACTTGAAGTAGTAAGACATTACAGTGATCGTGAGGAGTATATAAGCAAGTATGAAGCTTGTAGATACTTAAATATCAGCAGATCTACTTTCGATGCCTATGTGAAGGACGGCAAATTGCCTAAAGGTAAAAAGAGAATAGGTTTCAAAGAATTGGCTTGGACTAAAAAGGAGTTGGACAAGTATGTTCATAAATTGAAATCTAATAATAATTAAGAATATGGTAACACAGAAGAACATGACTATTCCTATTTTCGATGTAGGATTAAAGGTATATATCTTCGATAAATGGTCAGAAGTGGAAAATGTGCTGGGAGGTGGAACAGGTCCTAAAGGGATTACTCTTGCTTTCCCCGATAGTGGTAGAATAACAGTAGCTATAGATAGTAATTGTCCTTCCACTATAGTCCATGAATCGGAGCATGTTAAGAATTATATCTGGAGATTCATAGGGTATAGGCCTATGGAGGACAATGATGAGGTAGATGCTTATCTTCTGAAGTACATCTATAATAAGATAGTCGATGTCTTCTACAAACATATAGGAAAAGATCCTAAAGATTTATTCGCTCGGTAATGAGTTGCTAAAAGCAAATCCATGTAACGCTATAAAGTTCAATACTTTATAGCGTTTTTTTGTTGGTAGTATTGTTAGGTAATTTTTGAAAATATACATATATTTGTACCTGTAAGCTTACAACAAAAACACACAAATCAATTTGTATTATGGAAATTATCGAAAAAGTAAAAGAAAGAGAGATTCCTGCTGCTGAATACTGTGACAAGTATGGATACGGATCGGGCTATGGCTATGGTAGAAGAGATGTCAATGGAAAGGCCAATGCTGGTCTTACTCTTGGTATCATAGGTACGGCTCTTGGAGCTTGGGCTCTATTCGGAAGAGGCAGAAATACAGGGCTCTTAGGTGGAACTTCGGGACTCAGCTCAGGTCTTGGTGGAGCTAATATCAACATCAATGGCTTAGAGACAGGTATGGGTACTGCTAATGGTGTGACTGCACCTTCTGCATTCCAGGCTTGGGAAAAGGGTTGTGAAGATACGCTGGCCCTTCAAGGGGGTCTGTATCAATGGGCTCTTAATCAACAAAACCAGAGATTCCAGGACAGACAGACTATAGACAGTGAGATGTTCGGTCTGTATAAGAGCCAAGTAGATGCTGATTTCGGATTATACAAGTCAACCAGAGATGGTTTTGATGTCCTGAATGCTAAGCAGCAACAGGATGCCTTCAATCTGTACAAGTCTCAAAGAGATGCTGACGACAGTATAAGAAAGGAACTTTCTGATCTTAAGGCACAAGTAGCTATCAATGCTGCTATCAGACCTTACCAGGATAAGCTTATCCAGTGCGAGATTGACAAGGCCTTCACTGCAGGTATCAATTACACCGACAGAAAGACTTGCAATGTTATCTATGGACAAGTAGTTCTTCCTGACAGTCCTACCGTAACTGGTTATGTAGGGGCTAATCAGTGCGGTTGCCCCAGAGTAGTTGCAGCTCCTACGGCTGCCTAATAGGCAATAATATACAATTTCTATGGTTCCGGTGAATAATGTATTTTTAGGAAGCCCTGACCCTCTTCTTGGGTCTTTAGATCCAACTGCGGGGCTTGATGAAAGAATGGCTATGATTGAGGCCTACCAGAAGAAACTGGCCGAGCTGAAACAAGCCAGAGCACAAATGAGTCAGAATCTATCTCAGACCACTCAGGAGACTACCCCCAGTCTCTGGTCTGAGATTGATGCTGAGGTATATCCACTTACAGATGAACAGAAGATGAAGTTAGCCCAAAATGAGGAATATGCTCATAATGATATAGCTCTTCAACAGATAGTTCAGACTGAACTTCTCAACCTTGTAAAAGGCAGAATAGAATCTTCTCAGGCAGGCAAAGAGCTTCTTAATAATCAGTTGTCTATCGTAAGAAAACTGAAAAAGAAAATTGTCGAAGAAACCAATCAAGAGATGGAGGCATTTAGAAGATTTAAGGAATACTCTAAATCCCACCCGAATGTAACTTATGAAGAATTTATTAAAACAGTATATCAATGAATGTAAGTGTAGTAACTGAAAGAATCCGTTCCTATATCAATGGACAAATTACAAGAATGGCAGCAGATAGTCCTATAGTGGGATTTATGAAGCCTATTATCACAAGAGTTCTTGAAAACAATATCTATAAAATAGAGGATGGACTTAAGATGATAGCTGATAAAGATGGTAATATAGACACTGAGGCTATCCTGACAGAAATGCTGGAAAGTGTTATGTCTACAAAACCATTTACCATAAATACATCATTCATCGGAGACATAGAAATTGGAGAAGGGATGGTTAAATTGAGTCTACCTGTAGTAAATAAGAGACTTGTATTTAATACCGCAGACCTTCAAGAACTAAAAAACCTGCTGACTACGTAAAGCTATGGATGGATATATGTTAAGAAAACTGATGGAGGACAGAGGTACCAGAGAGTCGGATCTTATGGAAAAGTTCAAAGATTTCATAAGATCAGAAAGAGGTAGTAGAAGACATTATGAAGATTCAGATCCTTTTGGGGAGTACTCATATAGGAGAAGAGAACATAGTGACTCTGATCTCTATAGAATGATGGAGAATATGGATGACTCCGAGAAAAGAAGAATGTGGGAAACTATGCTGGAATCTCATGAAGGCAGAAGAGGCAGGCATTTCAGCCCTTCTTATGCAAAGAGTGAGGTAGAGGAGATGTCCCATACTGAGAATGGAAACAGACACAGAGGAGAAAAATACACTATGGAGAAGGCCGAAGAAGTGTATAGAAGATACAAATCGGTTCTTCCTGAAGAAGTTACAGCTGCTGATGTGTACGTGGCAATAAATTGTCACTTCCATGATTTCGCACAACTTTACAAAGCATGGTTCGGAGATAATATTGATACCAAAATTATCGAATCGGCTATTGTATTCTGGTTCAAGGATGAGGAATTTCCAGATGGTGAAAAGCTCTGGAAATACTTCAACAACATGAAGTAATCTTTCTAAGGGATACAGCAATGTATCCCTTTTTTATTTAACAGTAAATAAAGTAAATTATTTAATGCAGTCTAATTATTCCACTTAAACTATTGTTTTATTTGAAATTTTATTTTAACTTTGTGCTGTTAAGTATAAACTAAATGGAAGAAGTTTATGGGAGATGAACTAAGTATGGATTACATCATGACAGGAGATGAAGTAGAAGACCTGTTCACAGATGAACCACAAAACAAAACAGAAGATACCCCACCTTCTAATACGAGTGGGGAGCAAACAACTACTGAGGGAGAGGAAGTAGAGGAAGAAATCAATTCTGATACTTTGTTTGTCCCGGAGGGCGTAGGTAGTGAAGAGAATCAAGGAGAAGGGGAAGATACCACAACTCACCAAGGTGATGGTTCTTCTCCCGATAACAACTTCTACTCTTCCATAGCCACTGCTTGTGTAGAGGATGGTATTTTCCCCGATCTTGATGAGGAATTTTTGAAGACAGTCAAAGATGCTGAAGGCTTCAAGGAAGCTCTTAACAAGCAGATGAAAGCCATGCTCGATGAAAGGCAGAGAATGATCAGCGAGGCTCTTGAATATGGAGTGGAGCCAGATGATGTCAGAAAGTACCAAAATGTCCTGGAGTATATTGATAATATCTCGGAAGAGGCTATCAAGGAGGAAGGAGAGGCAGGTATTGCTCTGAGAAAGAAGCTTATCTACAATGATTACCTTAACAGAGGATTTTCGGAAGAGCGTGCTAAAAAGTACACTCAGAGATCCTTCGACCAAGGTACTGATATTGATGATGCTCTTGATGCTAAACTAAGCAATAAAGAGTTCTATTCATCTCAATATGAGAATATTGTAGAGCAGGCTAAGAAACAGGCTGAACAGGAGGCTTTAGAAGAGAAGAAGAGAGCGGAGTCTGTCAGAAAGACTATCATGGAAACAGAGGAACCCTTCGAAGGGGTTAAGCTGGACAAGGCTACCAGACAAAGAGTATTTGAAACTATTTCCAAACCAGTCTATAAGGACAAGGATGGAAATATGTATACTGCTCTTCAGAAGGCGCAGCATGATGATGAGGAAGGTTTTATCCGGAAACTTGGATATATCTTCACTCTCACTGATGGATTCAAGAACCTTGATGGTCTCGTAAAGGGAAAAGTTCAAAAGGAAACTAAGAGAGGACTTCAGAAACTTGAGCAATCTCTCAGAACTCCCCCTATGCCTGGTGAACCGAGGTTTGCAAGTGGCGTTGGAGGAGTAGAGGGTTCTAAGTCGAGGGGTGTTATTCTCGATATATAAATAACAATCCAATAAAATAAACAAAAATTTATGGCAAGATTAGGTAAATTTCAAATGCTTACCTTCAGTCACTGGAAGGGCCTGACTAAAGACAATCACTTAGGTTCGGTATTCCAGATGCAGCCTCAAAAGGCTACTGCTATGATGGTGCAGCTGCTTGCTATGTACAGAGGAAAGAACCTTGAGACTTATCTATCTCAGTTCCCTACAAAGGAATTTGATACTGATGATGAGTACACGTGGGATGTAATTGCATCCTCAAGAAGAAATATTCCTCTTGTAGAGGCAAGAGATGAAGATGGTAAACCGATCACTACTGGAATGGCAGGTGTAGGAGGAGCTCCCTTCTATGTAGTATTTGCAGAAGACTGGTTCGCAGACGGTAATGTGATTGTAGGTGAGAAGAATGAAATCTATCCTCTACGTATTCTTGGAGATGCGAGAATGGAGGGTACGAATGCTGTTTACCGTGTAGAACTTATGGGTGGAGTAATAGATGGTATGCCTGCTGAAGAGCTTCAGCTCGGTAAGAGATTCTCGGATGATTACTCACCTGTAGAAAAGGAACTTTCAAGAAAGGTAGGAGATCTTCAGTTTACTTCTCCTGTAGCCATGAGAAATGAGTGGTCGAGAATCAGAATACAACACAAGGTTCCTGGCTCAATGCTTGGAAAGAAGCTGGCTGTAGGTATTCCTTCTCTTGACCCTGAGACTGGTAAGAAGTTCGTAACTCCTATGTGGATGCACCATGTAGAGTGGGTATTCGAAAATAAGTTCTCGGAGAATAAGAACAACCTTATCATGTACGGTAGAAGTAATAGAAACCGTAATGGTGAGTATCTGAACATCGGTAAGTCAGGTAATGTTATTACAATGGGTGCTGGTCTGAGAGAGCAGATGGAAGTAGGTAATGTAGTCTGGTACAATGACTTCTCACTGAAACTTATCGAAGATATGCTTTATGAGCTATCTATCTCCAAGCTGGCAATGAACAAGAGAGTATTCATTCTGAGAACAGGTGAAAGAGGTGCTGTTCAGTTCCATAGAGCTGCTAAGGATATGGTATCAGGATGGCTACCTATTCCTACTGTAAACAACCCTGCTGTTATTCAAAAGGTACAAAGTGCTCTTAACTCTAATGCAGTTGCTGCTACTGATTACCAGTTCGTAGAGTGGAGAGCTCCTATGGGAGTAATCGTAAAGGTTGAAGTAGACCCATTCTATGATGATCCTGTAAGAAATAAGATCCAACATCCTGATGGAGGTGTTGCAGAATCTTACAGATATGACATCATGTATGCAGGTGATATGGATCAGCCTAACATCCAACTGGCTAAGGCTAAGAACTCACCAGAGATGAGAGGTTACCAGTGGGGATTCAGAAACCCATTCACAGGTGGTATGAACAATAATAACATGTCCTATGACGAGGATTCTTGTGTAGTACATGGTATGTGGACTGGTGGTGTATTCATTCTTGATACAACCAGAGTAGTATCACTGATTCCTGCAATACTTGCAGCTTAATTGATAGGGGGAGGGTTAGTCCCTCCCCTTATTTTACCGAATAAATAAAAAAAGGGAGAATAATATGGGAAGAAAAGAGGAAGTTATTTTAGACACTACTCAGGAAGATATTCCTGAAGTTGTGCTACAGAAGGGCCCTGTAACTGAAAGAGATACTCAAGACTCTCACTCAGAGGCCTATCCTAAGGATGAACCGATACTCTCATGTCTTAGAAATGAGAGAGTTACAGTAAGGTTCGTACCAAGACAGTCTGGTATTGTGACTGACCCAAGACACATCAACTACGGAGGTATGGGGGAAAGCTCTAAGAGAGTATTTACTGTTCCTAAGTTACTAAGCACGAAGACTTATCTTAATGTACTTACTAATGAGGAAAAGGCCTTCCTGGAGAGTTATATGGGTCTGGAGTACAATGACCTTTCTGTTTACAAAAAGAAAGACAATTTTTGGAAAGAATACAAAGTTTCCCTTACTAAGGGAGATACTATATTGGATCTTTCCAATCCGGATGATTACATCAAATATAAGGTTCTGCTTGCTAACAAGGACTATATAGCCCCATCATTGGATGTGCTTCAAGACACACCTAAGGCAACCTATCAGTTCGTAATAGTCAGTTCCGAAGATGAGTCTAAGGCTTCTATGAAGCAACTCTCCTATAACCAAAGAGCCTATATGCTCTTCGGTAAACTGCAGGAAAATGCAGAGGCACTTAAACTTATCATCGAGACTGTGGATGGTAGACCAATTTCTGATAGTACTAAGCTGGAGTTCCTCCAGGCAAAGGCAGGAGAGTTGATCCTTAGCAATGCAAAACTGTTCTGTAAGGTAGCAGAAGATCCTTATCTGGAGACGAAGGTTCTGATCAGAAGAGCCCACTCAGCCGGGCTTCTCTCTAAGAGAGGAACCTACTATTATCTCAAAAAGGACAATACACCTCTCTGTGAGGATAAAGAGGAGCCTACTCTATCAATGGCTGCCAAGTTCCTGAATGCTCCTAAGCATCAGGAAGTTAAGTTCTCACTTGAGGCTCAACTACAATAAGTATGGATATAAAGGAATTCAGTGCAGAATTCGACATACTGTATAATAACATAACGAGCAATATTGCACCTGGGCTAACTGAGTATGAAAAATCAGTATTTCTTACTCAGGCCCAGGAGCAGCTTGTAAAGGATATTTACAGTGGTCAGTATAAGGGGGAGGCCTTTGAGAATAGTGAGGAGGTCAGAGAGTATCTCAAATCATTGATACAAACTACAGTACTTGAGAATCCGACTAAAATTTCATCTGAATTTCCAGATGAGTTCCTGCACTATACAGTAAGGGTAGATGCACAGAAATTCTGGTTTATCATATTTGAGTCGGCAGTATTCTCAGGAGATGAACCTTGTACCAATGGAAAGAAGGCAGTAGTTAAGCCAATACTCTATGATGCCTATTGGTCTATCATGAGAAATCCTTTCAAAGGTCCTAATGAAAATAGAGTTCTGAGAATCAATCAGTCTGAGGATACGATGGAGCTCATTTCTAAGTATGAAGTAGGAAAATACCTATTAGCTTTCCTTAAAAGGCCGGATGCTATAATTCTGGTTGACTTAGAAGATGAAGGTATAAGTATCAATGGAGAAACTGCAGCTTCTACCTGTAAGCTCCCTGAGATTCTTCATAGAATGGTTCTGGAAAGAGCAGTACTTTTAGCAAAAAAAGCTTGGGGTCAATCCCAAGAATAAAATAATGTTTAACTAAACTTTTTTAATTAAATGGCGACATTTAGCACTAATCAGGCAAGACAGATCTATGTAGCTAAGCAAGTAGCAGATTCTATCAATGACAAAGGAGACATCAAGCTCGTAGCTCCTAAAGATGCCGATTATATTTATTTCCAGTATGTAGGTGCTGACACTCCTCTGAGAAGTGATCTTATCAAAAAGAATCTTATCTCGAAGGTAACTCTTACTCATGGTAAGAATATTCAGAAGTATCTAAATGAGTATGAGGTAACACTTGATTCTGGTGTTAGCGCAACTCCAGTTGCAGGGCAAGAGTACATTCTAAGAATTGACATGTTAGGCTATGCCTCCCTGGGAATCGAAAATATCTATCAGAAGTATGGTTATGTAAAGGCTACTAAGAACATGACTGCTGCACAGTTCTATGTTAAAATGGCTAAATCTCTTGCTGGAAACTTTGCAAGAGAGCCATACCCTGTGTATGATTTCTTTGTATCGGATGGCAGTGCAGAAACTAAGGTAACTGCATCATCAGATGAATCTAAACTAACAGGATCATATACTAAGCTTGTAGTTCGGGAATCTCCCGATGGGTTCTGGCGCAGAGGTACTGATGAAGATCTTCCACAACTTGCTAATCTATTTACAGATACTATCCTTGTTGATGGTCTGGAGCAAAGATGGGGAAAAGTAGAGCAAAAGACCTCTGGTCTTACCGCAAGAAAAGATACGGTATATAGACAACTTGCTGACCTTGAGTACTTCCTGATGGGTGAGAGAGCTGATAAGTATAGACTGGTTGGTTGGCCTAAGGTAATCTACACAGATTACATGATTGATAATATAGGTCTTCTTCCCTCTGCTTTCCAAGGTACTACTGATACTACTGGTGTGGGTATCATAGATATTCACTACTCATATGTCGGTTCTAATGAGTCGGTACAGAAGTCAGAGAAGGATATTTGCATCATTCTTCCCAATGGTACTTCGAAGGAAGCTCTGAAGCTTGCTCAAGATATAGCTAACGCAGGTATCACAGTAATTCACAAGAATGCTGCAGGACAAGAGTCAGTTATTCCTAAGGAGGAATCTGAAGAAGCCTGATATTTAGGGAAGGAGTAATCCTTCCCTTTTTTTATTAATCCTGTAAAAAATAGACTATGGTAGTTTTTAGTGAACTAAGAGTAACCCATGATGGGGAGAAGCTTATCATCGACACTTTCGTAAATAATACTCCTGAAGATGAGAATCAAAAGATTGATCAGATATGGTTGGATAATAAGGCACCTGTATATGTAAATGGATGCCCTCATCCTACTGATAATGCTGTTCTCATAGCATCTATTGATGACGAAGTTTATAGGGAAGATATTGAAAAGTATCAGGCATCCATAATAGATGAATCTCTGAGAAAAGGTTATCTTACGGAGGTGACCTATGGTAGATACTCCTCTATAAACATAAACAGTGATATGCTGCATGTTTATGTCTTTACTTCCGGAGGAGAAAGCAAAGAGTGTGAATGTACTCCTGCTATAGGTACTGTAGTTAATATCTATCCATATTATCAACTCTCTATATATTATATGAGAGAGATGGGAGAAAGCTGTGTTCCCCCAAGAGAGTTCATAGATTTTCTACTTAAGCTGAAGTCAGTGGAAATAGCTATTAAAGTAGGAAACTATGGTCTTGCTCATCAAATGTGGGAGAATCTCAGAAGAATAAAGGAATTCCCCACCAGATCTTGTAAATGTGCACATAATGGAGTCATATCTTAACATACTTGGGGAAGCTCTTAGCAGGTATTTCAGAACCCTTGGTGTATATGGATATGTCAAGGATGTAGATGTATACAAGCTATTGGTTCTCTCCTATATCGAAGAATTGCTTTCAGGCAGTATGAATATATTGATCTCTGAAAATGAGTACAACATCATAAGAAAAGTTTTACTATGCCTTACTGGAAGCAACTGTCTTATACCCTATCCTTCTTATCTTAATATGCAGGAGGATGTTTTAATAAGGCCCCAACTCCCTACTAAATGGTTAAGATTCACAGAATCAGATACTTCAAGGATTTCTGAGTTAGAGGCTCTGAAATCTACAGAGAGGGATTCCCTATTATAGGGATAAAAAATTTACTTAAACTCTTGCAAATATGGTGAAAAATACTTATATTTGCAAGAGTTTTTTAATATAACTTATATGGAAAACAGAATAGAAAAGGCCTTGGAATTATTGACCAGGAAACCATATCTGGTTACAATGGGAGCTAATACAATAGCTCGAAGACATGGATACTCTCGTCAGGAGATAACAGAAGCTAAGAAACTCTTCTATAAAAGAAGGGATCTGAAAAGAGGACCTCGAATCCTTATATTCGACATAGAAACTTCTCCCATGAAGGCCTATGTGTGGAAGAGATGGAAGGAAAACATATCTCTTGATCAAACTATTTCTGAATGGTTCATGATCTGTTGGGCAGCTAAATGGCTTGGAGAGGAAGAAGTACACTCCTCATGTCTTACTCCTTCAGAGATAGCAATGGAGGATGATAAAAGAATTACTGAAGAACTTTGGAAATTATTGGATGAAGCTGATATAGTAGTTGCCCACAATGGGAAAAATTTTGACATCCCTAAAATGAATTCCAGATTTATTCTGAATGGACTTCCTCCCTGCTCCCCTTATAAGCAGATAGATACTTGTGAAGTATCTAAGAAAAGTTTCGGATTCAGCTCAAATAAACTCGATGCTCTGGCAACTTATTTCGGATTTCCTAATAAGGATAAAACAGATTTCAATCTATGGAAAGCCTGTCTTGAAGGAAACCAGAAGGCCTTGGAGTATATGGCTAAGTACAATATAAAGGATGTGGTTATTCTTGAAAAAGTGTATCTTAAATTAAGATCATGGATACCTAATCATCCTAATGCAGGCCTTTACATAGAGTCAGATAAGCCGGTATGTCCTATTTGCGGATCTACTCATATGGAGCTTACATCTGATTTCAAATATACACATGCCTCCAAATTCAAAGTAATGAGATGTATGGATTGTGGAGGTATTGCAAGAGTTCGAAATAATTCTTATCCCAAAGATAAAAAAAGTTCATTGGTATTATCAATATGACAGTACGTGAAATTACATATATGGTTCTTGATGAGCTTAAGAACCAATCAGATGACCGATACCTTGAAGAAGAGCACATTATATTTCTTGCTTCAAAGTTCAGGGCTTTTCTTCTTAAACAAAGATATGGTACGGATATAAAGAAGAGTGTACCCGAATCCAATTATCAGACTATTTGTCTTGATCTTGAAGAGGTAGAACTCGAAGAAAGTGTTTGCTATGCTGGCCCGAGACTTGTAAGTTCCCGAGAAATTCCTACTATGTTGAATATAGGAAGTAGAAGAGTATTCTCTCAAGTGGACTTTACGACTATATATTTTACATGGGTAAGCAGAGACAGGTTCAATTATGTGGGAGTAAATCCCTGGTTGAAGAACATAATCTATGCTACTAAAGGCCCTGATCATAGACTTTACCTCAAGTCGGGTAATCCTCAACATCTTTATTTGAAAAAAGTCCGCATAAATGGAGTATTCGAAGATTTTCTACAAGCCTCTGAACTGGAATGTGATAATATGAAAGATTCAGTAGATGAGGAAGGAAATCCTCAATGCACTTTAGTAGAACTTCAGGACAGAGAGTTTCCTATAGAAGATGCTTTAGTGCCTCCTCTTATTGAGCTTATAGTGAAAGAGCTGGCTCCTGCAGTGTTCAGGCCTGAGGATGATACGAATAATGCTGCGGATGATTTAGCCAAAGTAGGACTTGCAACAGCTAAGAAATGACATTACAGGAATTTAGCAAACAAGTGAGAAAGGCCTCTTCTCATCATGAACATAAGATAACTAATTCCTATGGTACATATGACTATTACAAGTTCTATAGAAAAAATAAACCGAAGGAGAAACAATACGTACTTACTGAGAGTCAGTATTTTGCTATTATAAGAAAGGTCAATACCGCTCTTGCAGAGCTCTTCGTAAGAGGCAAAGAGGTATCATTTCCTATGAGAATGGGGACTATAGAACTGAGAAAGACTATCAAGGCTCCCAGAATAGGACCTGATGGTAAAGTAGTTTATAATACTATGATTGATTGGGATAATACCATAAAGCTATGGTATGAAGATCCAGAGTCCTATAAAAACAAAGTACTTGTTAAACAGGAGTCTAAAGAAATTTTCAAAACCTTCTATAATAAATCGAAGGCTACCTTCGATAATAAGTCTATGTATTTATTTCAATTGAATAAGGAATTGAAAAGAGAACTATCTAAAAATATAAAGAGAGGGCAAATAGATGCCTTTCTTGCATACTGATATGGAAAGTTATATAAGCATTAAAATAATATTGGACAGGCTTCTTAGGCATCCGCTACTTCAGGATCTATCCTTCGAGGTGGCAGTTGACTATACTCTCGATTTCCTAAGAATAGTGGGAGTCCCGAAGATTTTCGAAGACAGATCAGGAACTATAGAGGTTAAAAACTATAGAGCTGTTCTCCCCTGTGATCTGCTTAAGATCATACAAGTAAAAGAGCATTGCTCTTCCTATGCTATAAGATCCACTACAGATACCTTCTATCAAACAGATGAATCTCCTGCACCCTATGAATATACTTTCAAAGTGCAAGGGGATATATTATATACTAACATGAAAGAAGGATCTCTTGATATTGCTTATAAAGCAGTGGCCACTGATGATGAAGGTTATCCAGTCATACCGGATGATGCCTCATTTATAAGAGCACTTGAACAGTATATCAAAAAACAATGGTTTACTATTCTGTTCGATATGGGAAAAATACAGCCTGCAGTACTGCAAAATGCACAGCAGGAATATGCTTTCTATGTAGGACAAGCTCAAAACAGATTAGTCATGCCCTCTCTTTCTGAAATGGAATCAATTACTAATCTCTGGACAAGGTTATTACCAAAACAAAATGAGTTTAAATATGGATTTAAACACAGTGGAGCAAAGGAACTTATTAAAGTCCAGCGCTAACTGGATAATCTATGAGCATATAAGCCCAAGTGGTAAAATCTATGTAGGAATAACTACTCTGCCTCCTGAAAGACGATGGAAAAAGGGTAAAGGATACAGAGATAACACCTATTTTAGGAAAGCTATTAAAAAATATGGGTGGGATAGTTTCATCCACAATATTATAGCTTCTAATCTTGGGGAAGCCACAGCCAAAAATATGGAAAAAGATTTGATAAAATTCAATAAAGAAAAAGGAATATCTTACAACATAAGTGCTGGAGGGGATGGGAATTCGAAAGTATGCTCAGAAGAAACTAAAAAGAAAATATCTTTAGCCTCAAAGGGAAGGAAAAGCTATCCAAGAACACAGGAGTGGAGAGAGAAGATGTCAAAAGCTATGAAAGGAAAATGTGCTTTATCTGAAGAAGATAGAAAAAAGGCACACTTACATTCCAAGATAAAACTTAGCAAGAAAGTTCTACAATACACCCTTACTGGTGAACTTATAGGCGAGTACTCAGGTATTAGGGAAGTTGCAAGACTTAAGGGGTTTGACTTCTCTTTTATTGCAGCATGCTGCAGGGGTAAAAAGAAAAGTGCATATAATTATAAATGGAGATTTAAAGATGCCAGCTAAAGCACAACAGTTCGTCCCAAAGGGAATGAAGAGGGACTACTCAGCTTCTAAAGCTGACCCTCAATTCGCCTTTGAGAACCATAATATAAGAATTACTTCAAGAGAGAGCAATACTCTTCTTTCTATTACCAATGAAAAGGGAAACTCTCCCATAGTTATGGACCCTCCTCTGAAGTATGTAGGGATTAATATTTCCCTCATGCCGGGAACTTCCACTACACATGTACTGGCAACCTTACAGGAAGAGGTTCCGGCAAAAGGAGTAAAGATAAGAATACATTACTTGGATAATGCGGATTCTGAGTGGAAGGATAGCTATATAGTATTTGGTACCACAAGTTATCCGCTGTATAGTGCAAGTACATATATTTCAAAGGATGCCGAGCAAGTATCCACTTATTTGGAATATAATCACTATGGAGAAAACATATTTTACTTGGCAGATCAAGAAAAACCTTCTCCTTTCCAAGGTGTATGTGTAGGAACGTGTGTCTTAAATAATTATTTAATCTTATTTCTGTGGGATGATCCTGTCAGCAGGATTATAAGGCTGGAAAGCAAAGGGGATACATTTGCCTATAAATGTCTGTATGAGGGATCTGTAAAGTTTGATGTCAAGTTTCCTCTTGATACCTTGGCCATTTTTGAAAATAATGATATTCAAAAAGTGTACTGGGTAGACGGATTGAATCCTGCAAGAGTGATCAATATAGTAGAGGATATTGATCTCACATCCTATAAAAGAGATGACTCCGGATACTTGGACACTGCAAGAGTAGTTCCCGGTGAAGTGGATATAGATGTAACCAGAGTAGAAAATGGTAATGGCACATTCAGCTCGGGTACTATCCAGTATGCCGTAACTGCCTATAAAAAGCATGCCACAGAATCAGGTATATTGGCTATCAGTCCTATAAATTACATAGCATTTTCAGATAGAGGAGCTAACCCTGAAGAGACTGTTCAAACAGCTTTTCAGATTGACGTGTCTCATATTGACACTCTGGAATATTTTGAATATCTGAGAATATATTCTATTCACAGAACAAGTAAGGATGCTACGCCTGTAGTAAAAGTATTGACAGATGCCCCTATAGAGGTGATACGCTCTCAGGGTTTTGTAAGATATGTAGATTATGGGAACACAGGTTACACAGTAGATCCTACACTTCTTCTGTATCTTGGTGCTACCTCTATTACCGGAAATAGCCTGAATCAAAAAGATGGAACATTATTTATAGGAGGATACAAGATACTTGAATCATATATTTCAGAGGAGCTGAAAGAGGAAATAAAGAGTAAGTGTACTATAAATTTTGTACGTAGGAACACTTATATTGCCACAGGAAATAATAATTCTTCTACATCTACAGCTAAAGGGTATATATATGAATCGTCACTGAAATATCCTGCCTCTGAAGTAACTACTTTCAAAAGCAGAGAGTGGTACAGGTTTGGAGTTCAACTACAATATCCTTCCGGTAAATGGTCTGATGTAGCTTGGGTTGGAGATGCACGATGCAATGTAACTCCCGCTGTAGTATCAGGGTATCTCTACATGGTAGAGGCCCATATTAATATGGAGTACGAATTCATGAGATCCTTAGCAAAGGATTTCATCAATATAAGACCCGTAGTGGTATATCCTCAGGATTCTGATAGAGAAGTAATAGCTCAGGGAATACTGAGTCCTACAGTCTACTCAGCAAGGGACAGATTCAGTAATTCTCCGTTTGTACAGTCCTCTTGGTATTTTAGAGGAATGAAGGATGAATATTCACTGGTTGCAAATAAGCATAATATAAGGTTACATGTTAGTAAGGATGATGGAGGGGAAATACAAGGTACTTGGGAGGGCTCTACTCCATACAATCCATATATTGCAAAAGAAACAATAACTGGAGAGGAATGGAGTAGAAAATATCCATCTGCCTTCTATGTAGATTCTTCTATAGTTACTTTCCACTCACCGGATGTGGAATTTGATGATAATTTCAGCAGATGGGATAATTCCTCTCTCAAGTTGAGGATTATAGGAGCAGTACCCTTTGGCTATTCTACCAGATGGAATACTCTGACTACCAAAAACCTTGGGCATAATGGAAAAACTGCCATAGAAAACTTCACAAATTACTCCGGTAAGTTATTTGGAAACACGGTTAATAACACAGTAGTTCCATTAGCTGGTAGATGGACAGATAAAATGTATAATTCAGATACCAGTAAGGACTGGACTGAAGATTTTCCTGTATATACTTGGCATAGAAGAGGCTCTCTATCCAACTATGGTTTGGGATTAGGAAGTCAAAATGAAGATGCTGTACTGGAGAAAAAGATAATGTCCTCTTTAGTATATTCTGATGCCCCTGTTTTCTTCTCAAGCTCCCAGATCTGGGATGCAAGTGGTAAAGTAGCTAAGGACTCTATAGATGGTTGGGAACTCACTCCGGATATAGGTAATGCTACAGGGATCACAGCCATAAGGACATTTAATAGTGAAGATGTTTCTATGGTCAAAATCCCTTCTCCTATGTATTCGAATCTTCCTGATCTGGTATACTATGGAAATGTAAACTCCATTATGTCAGATTTTGGGGATGGAAGAGCCCCAAGTTCAATTTATGAAGAGAAACTTTCCGTATACTATCCCTTAACAAGATATTACAAGGGCACTGGTAATATAAAATATATATATCAAAGTTCAGATGGTAGTT